AAGAAAAGAGAAAAAATTAAATCCGTTTTTTTCCCGCACAGGAGGGAAGAGGTTTTTAGTGGATACTATACTACCACTAATAACACCGCACGAAATATATGTGGAACCATTCATAGGAGGAGGAGCATTATTTTTAAGGAAAGAAAAAGCAAGCGTTAATGTGATTAACGATTTACATAAAGAAGTGTTTGACTTGTGGAATGATATAAGAGATATAAAACCTATTGAGTATTCATTTATACCACCACTAACAGCAAATAAAGAAATTTTTAACAAATACTTAAACGAAAAGGAGTTTGAAAATGCCGATGATAGATTTAAAAGAAATATTTTTATCAATAAGTTTTCGTTTAGCGGAAATATGAAATACGCAGGATATAGTCGCCCCGAACAATGGAGGAAAAGTGAATTGACACCACTAAAAAAAGACTTGGATTTATATAAGAAAAAATTAGAGAATGTCATTATAATGAATAAGGATTTTAGAGAAGTAATAAAAGAGTTTGACAGCACCAAGACATTTTTTTATTTTGACCCACCTTATAGTGAAAATAAAAAATGTTGGAATTATGGGAATAGCATTTCGTTAGATGATGTTTATAATGCTTTACAAGGAATAGAGGGACGCTTTTTATTATCTTATGATGATAATGAAAAAGTAAGGGAAAAGTTTAAAGAAGGTTATTATATAACTGATGTTGAAACTATTTATAATGTTGGAAATATTGGGGGAAATAATAATGGTAATAAAAAAATGAAGGAAATAATAATATCTAACTACGACCTCACTTTTTTATCCGCACCCGTTTAAGAGTATAATTAACTTGAATACTATTCATCAATCCATTATATTTATCTTCGTCGCCCATCTCTACTTTATGTAAAGAGTTTTTAACGATGCGCCTAAAAGAATTAACAAAGACATATGCGGAACCTTCCGTATATATTTTATCATAAAAACCTATAACATCATTACTAATAGATAAATGTTTATTCGCTTCGCACCATTCATATACTTCATAATCGCTTTCAGGCATCATTTTAATTTCCCTCCGCTCGCCATTCTTACCATTAATAACTTTCTCATAAATTATAGGGTTTTCTGCACCCAATAAAGCGGGTATATCCGCCATTATCGCTTTCGGGTTAATACCCTTGAATTTAAATTTACTTTTCCATTCTCCGTTCTTATGGATGCTGTAAGACCAACTCTTTTTTTCCAAACAATAAAATAAATAATGATCACCTACCATTTCTTCTAACTCATCTTCAAATGAACCAAAGACTTTTGAATTAGGTTCATAAATGAGATGCGTTTTATATCGTTCGTCATACTCTTCAACTTCCGCCCAGTGCGGGACAATAACATTTTCCTCTCTAATCCAATTACTCCATCTTTCCATCTGTGAATATTTAAATTTAGATGCGTCTGTATCAGTATAGAATAGATTATTTAATCCTATTTTGGAATAAGAGTTTTCAAACATATAGCGTTTAGCATAATCATAAATGAGAACCCCCAAAAAAATAGGGCGTTGTTGTGCTTCACAAATGCTTTCTTCGTCAATTTCATAAGTAGCAAATAATTTAGTGCCTATACAATTGATAAAATTAACACTTTTCGCTTTTTCTTGAATTTTAAGAAATTGTGCGTCATTATCAAAGTCAATAGTTTTTTCGGTGTGTAATCCTTCAATAACCTTTCCACTTAAAGCGTTCATTAAAAGTTTTTCTGTCTCTCTTAATGCGGGGTTATATCTATCATCATTTTTAGATTTAAACCCGTCTTGTTCGTTTTTCGCTTTCATTAAATCTAACAAAAAACTAAACATATCGCAAGATTTTTTTTTATCATTAAAAACAAACCCATTTTTAATGACAACCCCGCAACCATATTTTTTTAAAAGTCCTATCATAACATTAGAGATAAGATAATTATTTAAAATAGCATCGTGTCCCCAGTCATTTTCTAACTCTTTTTTTTCAGCATATATTTTAGGTAAATTCATATCTCTTAAATTGGATTGGTCTATATCACAATAGTAAAACCCCATAACATCATCACCCATATAATTAGGGGCATCTATAATGTCTCCGCAAGGGTAATAGCAATTATGAATACTCATAACATAAGGATAAAGAGAGCAAACATCGGTGGACGCCATCCTCTCTTCTATTTTTTGAACTCCATTAAATAATTCAACCCTTCCCGCTATTTTATGTTTTTGAAGGTCTTTATAATAGTTATAATTTAATTTCCCAAACTTGATTTCTTTATTTTTAGTGTGTTCTTTAAAAACTTTATAAATGAGAGAACCTATTGTGGTTGTTTCTTTAATATTTTTAGCGTATTTTTTAACACAAGGTATTTCTGTTAATGCTTTCCTATATTTTTGGAATAAAACAGCGGTCGCTAATACATCAAATTCATTATATTCTTTCAACTCCTCATTATTATTAATAAAATCAATCAACTCATTATTTTCGTGTAATCTCTGTGCTAGTGAGTGGTCAAAGGATTTTTTAGAGCAACAATTAATTTTAAAAGAACGGCAATTATCACTCAAACTTCCAAAACATAAATGTTTATGTATATCAAACATAGTGTGCCGTCCGTTAATGGTAAAGTTTAATAATTGACTTCCATTATAAAATACATTATTAACATTATAACATACTCTATTATCGTGTTGGTTATATCTTAAAAGTCCATCTAATAAAATGAAATTATCAAAATTAGCATTATTATAACCGACAAAACAATATGTATAATTGAGTTGTATTTTTAAGAACCATTCTATAAATTTATCATTACAATCATAACCCAAAAATGTTTTACAAAATGTTTTTCTAATTCTCTGCACTTCTTCAATATCTTTATTTAGGTCTGCTTTTTCTAATGCTATTAATTCATCTTCGCCCAAATCCAAAACTGATAACGAATAAGGTTTCATACAACAAGAGCGGTTAAAATCAATAATGGTTTCGTAATCGAAAAGCATATATCTAAAACCTCCTCTTGTTTTCTTGGTGGTGTTCGTTAATATCTGTTTAGGTGTAAAAATAACTTTTCCCTCCCTCAAAACTTCACCACTAACACTTAAAAAAACATCATCTCTTAATGTAGGTTCGTTCAATATAATATCCATATGTTTATTAACTTCATCATAAAGTAAAGTAGCGGTGTAATAAGCGGGTTCATAAACATAGCATAGTTCTATATCATCAAGAGTAATAGGTGAGACGCATTTTAAGTCTTTCCTCTTTTTCTTTTTATTTTCCACCTCTATTTTAGTCATACCATTTTTTACAACGATATTCTGCTGTTTATCTGTAAGAAAAAATGAATTAGATAAAATGCTAATAGGTATATCATTATCCGTAAGATATTTAACAAGTTCATTAACATAATGTAAATTGAGTTTATCTTTTGGTTTAACATTATACCCAAGATGGTTTAAACAATTTAAAACGCATTCATTTTTATAAATCTCTTCAATTTCCATAATATTAAATAGTTGATTATCACTTTTTCCAAATGCTCGTGCTAATGAATAAGTGGATATATGGATATTAGAGAATAACAACCTAAACTCATCTTCGCTAAAAGCATCACTCCCCGCCACCTCTCCGTTAATCATAGCGTCCACCCTGTCGCTAAAATCTTGGTAATCTTGTAAATAATCCGCTTTAATACTCATTCCTCGCACCTTACCTGTATTAAGGTTTTCAAACATAAGTGTTATAAAATTCAAATCACCTAATCTATCTAATTCCTTCTTGATAATGTCGTATAACTCCTCCAAGTTATTAATGCTTTCCAACTCATAATTATAAAGTGTAAATCCCCCGTGTCTGTCAATAATGCGCCTATCTGTTATTTTAGGTCGTTTCGCTAATAATGCTAATGCTGATTTTTTGGTCTTCTTCGCCTGTCGTTCTTTTTCTCTTTCTAAAACTGCTTGCTGTGCTGTAAATCTTCTAATCACTTCATTTTCAATAAAAGTTTTATATGCTGGTGAGTTAGTCTTCAATCTAATATTAGAATTAGGGCGGGTGGGGTTAATAACTAACATCTGCGCTATTTTTTCATATTTATTTCTTGTTCTCTGCACCTCTCCTAAAATGCCGAAAAAGTTTAATGCTCTAATAAAAACTGGATTGCTGAATGAACCGCCAATAATGTTATTCTTGTTTCCTGACATAGATATACTATATAAATATATTTTATTTTTATATAGTTTTCCTAAATATAATATATAGTAATTAAAACTCTATATATTATAAAAAACTGCTTAAATTGATAAACTCCCTAAATTAATAAACTTTCTAAATTAATAACCTCCTAAAATCTTCTCTCAAAAATTCACAAGTCTTTTAAATACCCTCCATAATCGCTCCATCCACTTTTGTTTTTGCTGGTCGTCCTCTTTTTTTAGGTTCATAATTAGGGTCTGCTAAAAGTTTCTCCTTAATTCGTTGCCTGTGAATAGCATTATTTTTTAATGCTCTTTCATTAAATTTTTTCTTCCATTCTTCGTCTTGTTTGAGTTTGTTATAAAGTTCTCTCTGTGAGTGGTTATATTGCTCTCTGTGGTTCTCCCTATATTTTTGTTGAGGTGATTTTTTGAATTCACTAACAACTTCATTATTAACTTCTTCCATCTATATATTATAATTAGATAATAATTTTATCTTTATATCATATTATTAATCCATTAAAGTGGTTTGAATAGTGATTTTAGAAGCGCCATATTCTTATTAGGGTTGTCGTCCCATAATGCTAAAAACTTTTCGTAATCTTCTAAATAAGTGTCTGCGTGTTGTTTATGTTCTAGTGAATAATCACAACCTAAACAATACCAACCGCACACCTCACTTTTAATATTTTGTATTTGCCTATTATTAAATGGTATAGGTTTAAAAGGTTTTAAAAATCTTTCTACTTCTTGGGGCATATCAATACCGAATGGGTCAAAATATAAAGCATTACATCTAATAACCCTCTCCCCTCTTCTATTAGTTGCTATTATTTCCTCCTTATCTCTTTCATCATCACTATAAATTTTTGCTAAAACCCAGTGTGTCCCGTCCCCATCATTATGATTTTGAAGATTAATATAATAACTTCCCACCTTTCTTTCGTCAGGTAATAAGTCCTTATTAAAAACTCCTATTAAAGGTAAATCTAATTTCCTACATATTTTTTCAATATCAAAATTGCTTATCATATCTTATTAATACAAGATATAATAATGTCCCCGCGAGCGAAGCGAGCGTTTAAGGTCTTTCACATAAATATTGTAATATTGAAGTATTGATGAATGCGTATATTTTGCGTTCATCTCGTCCTCTATCAACCCTTCCTCCCATTTTAAATTCAATATTTCCATTATCTACATCTTCTTTCTTAAATTCGTAATAATAAACTCCATCAATATAATTAAATGCTAATATAACTTTTTTCTTACTTAAAATGGCGTAATCAATTTTATTTTTCCCTATCATCACACTATCATAAGTATTATGCTTACAATTCCTACTCTTTAATTCCAAGGTGGTTTTTGGACTGATATAATCAACAATAGCATTTTTATTAGTCTTACACAATAAAGCATCAAACTTTCCTCTAAAAATAGGTAATAAATTATTTTCTTGAATACCTCCAAACTCTAAATCTTTATTCAAACATTCCATATAATTAACTCCGTTCATTTATATTAATATATAGATTTTAATTTTACTCAATACCGCTATTTAATTCTGTTAAACAATCTATACACATATTATTATTATGCTGATAATGTAATATAGTGTTGGTGTTATTTATTTTTGCTTTTTTTGCTAAAACTTGTTCTATTAATTCTTTTTCCATTTTATCTAAAATGTTTCTAATTTTCACTAAACTCATCAAAATTTTAAATGCTGGTCTCTCTTCTGTCTCATCTATATTAGAATTCATTATAATTAATATAGATAATATTTTTTCTAAATACCGCTAATTGTGGGGACGCGTGGGGCATCGCCTCGCTATTTAATGTCTGCGTCGGGGTCTCTGCTTCTTGTATATAATGTTATGGTTGTGTTAGGGTCTTGAAATGCTATTGGTCTCCCTAATTGGTCTCTAAATTCAATTGTGAATGTGCTATAAGTTCCATTATCTATTTTATTCCATCCTAACTCTGCTGTTGGACTAAATACCTGTAATGCTCCAAAGGTAGAATTAGTAGGGGTGTAAGTATAAATGAGTTGTGATGGGATGACTGCCCTATTATTAACAATAGAACAATAGACAAGGAAGGAAGAAAAAGGGGTGATTTGTGGTGCTGTGCTGGATAATTGAGATTGTGCCGTTAAAAATGCTGGTGTCTGAACTTGTGCTGGTGGTACTCCTGTAATTGTTCCCGCTGGATATTGTCCTGCTGTAAATCCTATTAAATCTCCAAAGTTATTATTAGGTATAACAAAATAAGGGCATATAAGATTAGTAGGAAGTACCCAAGTAGCGCCGACGGGAAGCGTCCAAGAGTTCGCTGTTGCTAATGCCGTAGATATAACGAACTCGTTTAACTGCACTGCGTACCTTGACTGATTTATAAGAATTTCTAATAAATAAATGTAATTACCCGACCCATCAATTAAATAATGCGTGTTTGCTATCATCTGTGCTTGTAGATATTCGTTAATCTCGCTTACTTGTAAGAACGAGTCGGGGATGATAATATTATATGTTATACCATCAACCCATATATAACTAAATGTATTATTGTTATAAGTGCTAGTGATATTAAAACAACTAAAATATTGTGAGATTTCTTGAATAGCGATTAGGTCGTTTTTAAATGTATATCCTCCCTGCGGAAAAACATATTGAAATTTTGCGTTGTTGCTCCCCGCCACAATATTAGATGAGTTTAAAATAAGGGTTTTCATTATAATATACCTTAATATTTTATTTTTATGCTGTCTTCTCTAAAAATTAGACAACTCCATTAACATATTCATTCCCTCGTTTCTTCTAATCCTATTATCATTTACCATTTTTAAAATCAACCCTTTTAATTCGTTAATGACTTTCACATTATTATTTCCTGCTAAAATTTCTCCCCTCAAAAGATTAAAGCGGTTAGTTTCCTCTTGTTCCTTATCCCCGTGTAATTTTTTTAATTGAAATTTTTGTAATAACCCCGCTCCCTTACTCACTCTCTCAAAATGTAAGCGTTCATCTTCCCCTAATTTATTGAGTAGGCGATCATTTATCCTTTCATTATCTAATGTATGAAGTAAAAACTCCTTATAATCCTCACTAATAGGTATAGGTCTAATAGAAGGTATAGAACCGAGAGAAGGATATTTAAAATTTGCTGTATTATTGTTAAGTAAATGCTCCATATTAATAACATATTTGCCGAATTGTCTATATCGTTCTCCTTTATCCGCACTAACTCCCTTACCTACTTTAATTCTATTATGCTTAAATGCTAAACCTCCTCCTTTTTCTTTTTTATGTTCCACTTCATCCTCACTTGACGAACTCATTTCGTCAATTTCTTTTTCCACCTTCTTATGTTTTTTAAATGATTTAGCGAGTTCTTTAAGTTCTCTCTCATCATCTCTAAAATGTTTAGAGACGCTTTTAGTTAATCCATATCCTTTATGTGCTTTAATAAATGCTCTTGGTGATGGATGAGTTGGCGTTATACCTACACCACGAACCGCTTTATTTGAGAATTCCCTTAAATAAGGTTTCTGTAATGCTCTACCTCGTTCCCCTGTAAAATCATAATCAACCGGTAATCGTCCGTTTATATATGCGTCTATTCTATTTTCCTGTATCCATCTATATAATATTCCTATTAACTGCTCTATTTGGGTTTCAATAGGGTTGGTTGCTCCATAACCGGCATCTTTTAATCCTTTCTTACCAAAATTTAAATCATCTCTTAAAAAGTCTCTTATACTATATGCTAATTCCTTCCTATTGCCCGCTCCTTCTCTCACTTCATTTATAAAATCTTCGTAATATTGGTTTGCTATTGCTAAATTCTGCTGTCTTTCCATAAATTCTTGTTGTTGCTGTTGTTCTGTTAATAATGCCTGTCTTTCTAGTTCTAACCTTTCTACTTCTCTTTCTTGTTCTCTACGCTGTCTGTCTGCTAATGCCTGCTCGACTATATTTTGTTTTCTTTCTCTGCGTTCTAAATAATCCTCTACATTCTGCCCTCTTTCCTCTAATAGTTGGCGTGCTCTTAAATCTTCATTTCTAATTTCTGCTCTTATTTCTTCATTTTCTAAATCCTCCCTCTCCGCTCCATCAACCCCCCTTATCATCCCCCTTATTGTATCTCCTATATTAGCGTCTGTTATAACCTCCCTCATAGCGTTTTGTAAAGCATCTCTGGCGTATCTTTCTTTTTGCTCTTGAATATCATTTATTTTTTTCACTTTTTCTAATTCGGGTAATTTCCCCTCTTTTGATAATTCCGATTCATATTGTCGTGATATAAGCGTAATAGTATTAACCCCTTTATCATTTCCAAGAAAAGAGAGTGCCCTTTCCATTTTCCCATAAAGTAATCTAATTAAATCAGGATTACCATTAACATTTCCCGCTTGTTCTATCAATTCATAAATGCCTTCGGCGTCTAATGCTTTAATTTTTTGTAATGCTCTTCCATATCTTCTCACTAAATCAACACGCATATTTGGGGGAAGTCCTAATTTTAATGTATTGAAAAAATCTGTATCAGGTATAATAGCATTATAGAGTTCTAATAGAGATATAATAATATTTCCTCCTTTCAACAATCGTTTAAATTTTTGTATAAAATCCTCATTCTCTCTCTTGGCGTTTTCAACCTGTCTAAATTCTGCTTCGGTTGTGTAGTTGTGTACTCTCGTCTCCAAAAGGTTATTATCGTTATAATGAATAGCCATTAACTTTCTAATGTCTCCTTGGATTGGTATAATTCTATTTCTCAATTCGTTTATAGCATCGTGAGATGGTACTTTTGTTATTAGTTCATCAACACTTAAAACCTCTTGCGTTTCTCGTTGTGCTTGCTGGGCGAACCTGCGACCATATGAGACATCTAAATCCTCAAAATACTTTTCTAAATAATTCTTTAAGTAGTCTATTGTTAATAGTTTAGGGTTAGTGGTTTCGGTTAATTCTTTCTTAATACCTTTAAAGTTTGCGTTAAAATCCACTAATTTATCAACATCACTAGAAGACAACCAAGCGACTAACTCCGCCCCCTTTTGATAATCAAAACCTAAATCTTCCATATTTTTAATTGCTATTCTCTCCTGCTCTATTTTGTCCTTCCTCAACTCACTATTAGTTTTAAATTGTGGTGCGACAGGTAAAGGTTTATTAGGATTTTTAAAATCCCTCATTCTCCTTTCCATTTCCGCCTCATTAGACACTTCTAATTCTAAAAGTTGATGCTGTAATCTTCGTTTATTGTCTAAATCACTATTGCTCTTTATATTTGCTATAATCATTAATACCATATATAAAGATAATTTTATAAACCCTTGCTCGTTTAATTCGCCTAATTTTTGATAATTTCGTTAAATTTCATAGAATTTCAAAAACCTCGCTACGCTCGGGTGTTATTAATGTGGGGGACGCGTGGGGCACCGCCCCGCTATGTAATATCGTAAATTTCATTAAAATTTCTACGAAATCTATTCTCCGGTGCTTCTTCTAAATCAACCAATAAAAAATCCTGCTTGTTTGAAGTTGCACTTTCATATATGGTTTTTAACTTTACTTTATCAACTCCTAATGAATACTCCCTCATAATACGGAATAAGTCATTTAAAGTGTTTAGTTTTTTAATGACAAGATAAGTTAAATTCTGTCTAATGAGTTGTGGAACGGCATAATAGGATTGAGATATATAAATAAGAGAACAATTTAATTTTCTTGCTCTTATAAAATACTCTTCTAATTGTTTTTGGTTCTTTTCCAACACTAAATCATCCATTACTATTAATGTTTGTTCTTCGGCGTTAATCTCGTCAAGTTCGGGGGCGGTTTTAAGTCCTTCTGTAATAGTTAAACCTTTATCTCCTAATGTGTCTTCCAAGTAATTATAAAGTGGTTCATTTTTATTTTTAGTGATGATGTGGATATTTTGAAATGTTGATTGGAAATTGTGTAAAATTGTTAAAAATGTTGAGGTCTTGCCGGCACCACTTCCACCAATTATAAGCATCCTAAAAGGTAGTTTGATGCCGTGAATTTCAAAATTAGGATTATGTGATTTAGTAAGGTATTTTTTAGGGATTTTTTTATACCAATCCACAATTTCCGCTGTCTGCTTTGCGGGGCGGTGCCCCACGCGTCCCCCATTATCGTTCTTTTTCTCTTTTTTAGATGACATTATTATAACATTATATTATATTATTTTAAGTGCTGGAAAAATGCTAAATTACGACGCCGTAGGCGTCTGCGAATTAAACGGGTAGAGGTTTAATTATTATATTATATTATATTATAAATGGCGTCTTATCCCCCACCTAAATATACAGAACCTTTAAGTATTTTCAACCCTTATTATTACGAAAATTTTGACACTCAGACAATAGATATAAATTTTATAAATGCTAATTGCTTGCGGTACCCAATAGCACAAGGTCAGGAAGATTTACAAGCGATAAGTGTTAATGGTATTGCTACATTCAATAATGATATTATTTTAAATAAAAATCCTACCTCTAATATTAGTTCTACAAATAACATATCTATGACTTCTACTACTGGGAATATTGACTTTATTACGACTATTGCGGGAACTGGTATAGGATTTAATACAGGAATAGTTGATTTAGTATGCGATAGATTAGTAAATACTGGTTCATATAATCAAGGCGTCCAAAATAATCTTGCGGGAAATCCTACTCTTATTTCTTTTAATGTTGGTTGTATGATATGCTCTACTGCTGGTAATAATATACAGACTTTACCATATACTCAATACTCTAATGGATTTATTTTTTCTGCTGTTAATCTTACTGCCGGCGTAATAAATCTCGTTTCACAAGATATTAATATTTACTCTTGGTTAAGGGGTAATGTTGGGACTATTTATCCTATACAACCTAATAGTTCTATTACTTGTGAATTACTACCCGATTTTTTAACTCTTGGTGCTTCTATATGGTTCGTTAAAGACGATTTCGGTTATAAGACCATTAACACTACTGCTAATACTACACACTTCCTCAATTTTAGCGATGCTTCTACTTCCGGTGTGGGTAATATTCAAAAGACCGCTGGTATATCTTGTAATCCAAATACTAACACTATTACCGCTACGACATTTAGCGGAAGTGCTACGGGTGTATTAACGACAACTGATAATACCGCTACAACTTGTTATATACCATTTTCAAAAACTACTGCTGGTGCTAATACTTCATTATTTTTAGACGATGCGACGGGGCCACTCACATATACGCCCTCCACAGGAACTTTGACATTTCTAATAGGACAATGTGCTCGTTATGATGGTGCTTCAAGCGGGGCGTCTGCTAGTATATTCAATAACACTACAACCGGTAATACTACTTATTCAAATTCTACGACAACAGGAACTATTAGTATTGGTTCAAATGCTATGACGACAGGAAACATTAATATAGGAACAACAACCGCTACTGGACTTGTAAATATACGCCCTGTATTATCATTAAGTAATACCATAAGAACTTCTAATATTTCTACTCCTACAAACGATTTAGATTTAGGGAAGTCCTTTACATATTTCGGTTCTAACTTTGTGAATACTAATTTAACGGCGAATATAGTTCTTAATGTTTTAAGTGAAAGTTTTGCGTCTGCGCGATTCGGCACCTACTTAATTACCGCTAATGTAATAATTAAACCCTTAAATACGACTGCTGTTAGAAATTGTCAAATTTCAATATCTACCGCTCTTGGAACAATTCAATCGCCTTATTATGTTAGGACATATAGCGCGATAGGGGGGAATGTGGATACTTTATTTATTACGAGAGTTGTACCTATTTATACTAGTACGACTATTACGCTCACAGCATTATGCGATACAAATGCGATAATTGATGCTGGGGTGTCGGACAATCTATTCACATTTACAAGAATAGCATAAATTATTATTAGTATATATAAATGGACGCTTCAACGACTTATTTTATTATTGCTTCCGCATCTGCCTTTGGTGGTGCTTTACTTAAACTCTTATACGATAGTAAATGTTCTCATTTAAATATCTGTTTTGGTTGTGTAGAGTTAGAGAGGGATATTAAAAGCGAAGTGGAAGTGGAGGAGCATAAACACCAAGAACGACGCCCTAGTAATCATACAGAAGATTTAGCGGAAAATTAGCGGGGCGGTGCCCCACGCGTCCCCCATTATGAATATTAGGATGCAGAATTACGACGCCGTAGGCGTCCGCGAATTAAACGGGCGAGGGTTTAAATAATGGTTATAACTTTTTCTGTATAAAAAATAAACTTACCATTATATAGTGATGCCGACACCTATTAAAATTATAAAAAAATTAATGTACCCCGTTGCTGATTTTAGCGTATTTTTACATATGGATTATAATAACGAACCCGTAAAAATAGAATATAACCGACACGATAATAAGGGTAATATTATTAAAACACAAACATTTTATACTTTAACTAATTTTTTTGAATAAATACAACATTATATTAATTATTTTCTTTATAAATATTATAATGCCGAAGAAAGATTTTATACCTCACCAAATCCATTTATCCACACCTCAAATTAGAAAATTAGGGAGCGGGTTAAGTACAAATTTAAAACATTCACAGATGGGGGCGGACAAGGGCGATTTTGTCGTAATGCTTCACCCACAGAACGCGAGAAAAATGCTGACATCATTTAAGAACTCAAAAGGGATGCGATTATCTTTATCCCCCGAAGAAATAGAAATGACAGAAAAACACGGGACAGGTTTTTTTAAGAGTTTAAAGAAATTTACAGGTATTAATAAGACTGATTTTTTGAAAACCGCTAAAAGTGCTGGTAAGCATTTAGTAGAAAAGGGAGCGGAAGCAGTAGGAACCGCTGTGGGTGCTTATACAGGGAACCCTCAAATGGGGGCGGTTTTATCAAAAGCATTAGCGAAAGCGGGGGATAAAGCGGTGGATAGTATCCAACCATCAAGCAGTAAATACGGAATTAGTTTTGACCCTAGCGAGAGTGTTTCTTCTTTAAAACAAGATGCGAAAGAATACGGATTAAATGTTTTAGAGGGACAATTAGATAAATTGCCTTCATCTCTTCAATCCGTAGCGAGAGATGCTATTAGTTCTCAAATGGGAGGGACTGGATTAAAAGGTTCAAAACAAATGAGAGAGAAGATGGCGAGATTGCGAGCGATGAGAGGAAGTAAAGGTGGGAAAGTAAATATAGGGAAAGCATTTAGAGATTTAGGGCGTAAAATTTCTCACGATGTTATTAATCCCGCTAAAAAGGCACTCACTTCACCCGAGGCGATGAAAACCTATAAACAAATAGCACATTATGGAGTTGCTGATGTATTACCCGCTGTTTCTACTGGCGTTTCTATGCTTTTAGGTGATCCCACGGGTTTATCTGGTGCTACAACTGGTAAAATTTTAGCAGACCAAATACAACAACACACAGGAGCAGGAATTAGACGAGGGCGTGGACGACCAAGAAAAGGAGGAGGGATTGCTTCTATGTCTTCACCTTATAAACGAGTAATGAAAAATAAATATGGTTTAGAAATGGCGGAATTAAGCGATAATAGACCCGTTAGTAATTTTAGCATTAATCCGAGGGTTTCTTCTTCATCCCCCGAGATGACCTTATCCCCTTATGCGAGATTGGATAGTCCCGCTATGAACCCATTTATACCTACTCATTATTCACAGGAAGGCGGGCAGACTTGTGGATATGGCGGGCGTGGGTTGTATGCCGGAGGTTTATATTAGCGGGGCGGTGCCCCACGCGTCCCCCATCATAATATTTTAGAAAGATTGATTTATGACGCCGTAGGCGTCCGCGAATAAAACGGGCGTAGGTTTTAATATAAATATATATTATAATGAGAGTTATAGGTAGAGTTTCCGCTGTTGGAGGATTTAATGTAAAAAAAAGAGGGGGAGGAGTTCATCGTCTTTATAACCATAAGAGTGAGGGTTTAGGAAAAGCACAGACAGAGGAATTTTACGAAAAATCTAACGCATCTCATCCATATAAGACATTAGGAGGGAATGGTTTAAAATCTCTGTCATCCGCTAAAATTAAAAATACAAAACCTAAAAAATACATTTCTTTAAATTTATAACCGACAAAATTTTTTTATTTACATAAAGTATAATGGATAATTTAGTGTTTGAAGAAAGCGTGAATGCCGAAATTTCAAGTAGCGAATTTATTAGTAAAAAATGGTTATATGTTAATGACAGCAACGCTCAAAACTATACTTCACAAGTGGTAATCGACTCAACCCCGCTAGCAAATTCAGGAGGGTGGATTAATTGGTCGGAAGGCTACATTATTATGCCGTTGGCGGTTGAATTGACTGCTAATGTGGCTATTACCCCTACACAGGTCGCTCATTCTTGGGCGTTTAAGGCGGGTTTTTGGCATATGATTAACTCTATGACTTTGGAATTTAATAATCAAAACTGCGTCCAACAGACACCATTTTTAAATGTATTTAGAAGTTTTAAAGCACACACTTCTTTTTCACAGGACGACCTTTTAAATGAAGGAAGCACTATTGGGTACCATCCCGATACTGCCGGTTCTTGGAATTGGTGCCCTACTGGTACTGCTATTACTGACCCTTTGGTACAAAATGGTTTTGGATTGTGTAATAATAGAGTTTCACCCACTCTCATTTCTACTTGTCCTGTTGCTACTGCGGCCATCGTCGCTGATACAACCCCTTTTTATTCAAGAACCGGATATGCTGGGAATTCAAGCGGGATTATTAGTGCTGGTGATAATAACCCTTCTTATTTTGTTGGTGATGACAATAGTTTTAATGCTGGTTTTGCTAAACGAGTTGGATGGTTGGGTTATACTAACTCCGCCGGTTCACTCAATCAAACCGCCATTAATTCTCAACAGACCTCTAACGCTGTTTTTAGAAGTTCAACTCTCGCACAAGCACCGGGCGGGCAGTCAGCGGGATGGCAGGTTTATGCTAAATTGAGATTGAAGGATTTAAGCGACTTCTTTGAAAAATGCCCTTTGCTTAAAGGTTCAACTATTAGATTTTATATAAACACTAATCAATCCTCCGTTAATTTCACTATTGGGGCGGGAACCGCTAATGCTAATGGAACTATTGCTAATCATCGCGCCCTTACTATTACCGCTGTTAATGTTTTGGGTGGATTGACTAATCCTTTGATGATTGCCTCACCCGCTCTTCAACAGGGTTCTGGTTCTCTCCCCGCTGGTAATTATATACTCTCTGTTAATATTGTTAAGAGTGATGACGGACTTTATAGAACTGGACTTCAAGCGTGCAGACTTTATGCTCCCGTTTATAAGATGAACCCATTAGCAGAACAACGCTATTTACAATTAGCACCTACTAAAAGGATTGAATACGAGGACATCTTCCAATATCAATTTAACAACATTAGCGGAAATAACGGGTCGTTTAATATTCTTGTAAATAATGGTATTGCTAATATTACAGGTGTTTTGATTGTACCCTTCCTTTCATCTTCCGCTGGCGCTATTGCTAATAATACCGCTTATAGCACTCTTCTTTCTCCTACTTCTCCTTCTGGTGGAACGCCCGACCCTATCGTTCTCACTAATCTAAATATTCAATTATCGGGTGTGAATTTATTTTTGAATAATCAGTATTACGATTACGAGCAGTTTAACCAAGAATTAAAAAGTTCTAACCAACTTAACGGGTCTCTCACTACTGGTTTAGCATCTGGTCTAATTAGTGAAGAGATGTTCTCACGAGGTTATAGGTATTATTATGGTAATGCTTCCCGTGTCTTACCAAGTGAGGAAGGCGTTAGTCGTTCGGTTCAAATTTTAGGACAAAATGCTTCTCTTCTCGCTTGTGATTTAATGGTGTTTGTCATTTTCAAGCGTCATATGGTTATAGACATTTCCACAGGTGCTCGTATTGAGTAAATACCCTCGCTTCGCTCGGGATAAAATAAAAATGTAATATATATAATGCCTTATGTAATGCGGAAACTTCCAAATTCAAATCTTTATAGAGTTAAAAATAAATTAACTGGAAATATAAAAGCAAATGCTACTACGAAGACTAACGCGATTAAACAAATAAGGTTATTAAATATGAGAGAACATATAAAATAGTATTTAGTGAATAATTATTATCTATTCATTAAATATAGATGATACAGGAGAACAACGAGATGAAGCAGAAAATAGATGAATTCCCTAAATATAGTAATTTTAGCGAAGCACAAGATAAAGCATTTAAATATTTAGGTGAGAATGCTTTTTTATTTTATTCACCTAAAAAAGATAAGAAATATAGAGTGTTTAATCCTATGACTAATAAATGGGTTGATTTTGGAGGGTTCGGTATGGAGGATTACACTAAACATAAAAACGAGGACAGGAGGGAGCATTACCTACGACGGGCGAGTGCTATAAAAGGTAATTGGCGGGATAATAAATATAGTCCTAATAATCTCTCTATTCATATCTTATGGTGAGGAGTGATTTTTCCAATCATTAAAAGGGTCTGCTCTTACTATCATACCACCAAATTTAGGTAAATTCTTATCACCTTTTATTTTCTGTTTTAACTGGTATTGTTCCTTTAAACGCTCTATTGGTATATCTGTTAATAAAGTTGGAGTATTTTTATTAATTCTTTTTGTTGGTCTAAAAACAGGGTAGGCACTATCATTTTTTACACCTAATATTGGGTTTATATCAATCCATTTTTCCTCAAACCATCTTTTCAAATTTTTAGGTTTTCCATCTTCCTCATATTTTCCGCCTAATCTTTTGTATTCTTTAACAATAGCACCGCTCGCAAATGCCGAATTTTTTTTATAAGATTTCATTATCTTTTCTTTTACTTCATTATATAAATCCATATTAGTGGGGGTAGGCATTATAATAATATAATATAATATTATAATGAAAAAGAAGAACCCCGAAACACAAAAACCATTATCTAAATATAAGAATACTATTAAATCATATGCTAAAAAATATAATATAAGTGTCATTAAAACTGACGCAAAAGGAGATAAGCAATTTAAAAATGTAAATACTTTATCTAATGAAATATATAATTATGAAAAGAAAAATACACCCCATAATGCTCTATATCCATTTTTTAGACTTGTAAAATAATTTAGGTAAATTAGGTAAAATTAAATTACTTTTATTGTAAATTTAAATAACTTTTAGTTAAATTACTAATTATAATTTAAAAAAATTGATTTAAAGTTTAAACTATATATCCTGTTATATAGTTATGACTAACGCAACAACCGCTCGCTCGTCTCTTTTCAAGAAATTAACCGACTTCCTTTTAATTTTAGTTCGTTATATTGGTACTAAACACTCGCAAGAACTAACAGATGCAGAAGCAGTAATAAATAATTACCATATTTATTTAGATGAAGAACTTTTGGAAGAATTCCACGAATTTATTATAAATAGTGAAGAAGACGATTTAATTATTAACCATTTTGGAAATGATGACGAGAGAAAAATTTATGATGCTATTATTGAAGGTGGGATGTCTTGGGGTGGATTATTTCAAACATTTTTAAATCGGGAAGAAATAGATATTTTATATAACACTTCCCCTTGTGAATGCTATGGATTAGCAGAAGACGATGAATTTAACCATTCCCATTTTGACCTTACACTTCAAATTATAGGATTATTAAAATATGATGATTATATCCATTATTATTTTAAAGAAAGATATGTATTTATTATTTACCCATCCCCTTAAATTACTGGTAAATAATCGTAAATATCCATTTTTGAAGAAATAGCATTTTTAATAAAAAAATAAAATAATATAATTTATCCTAACCATTTCCATTTTGTTTTTTTAAAAAACTTTTAAAAAATCAAAAACTAATTATAATTTATAAAAATTGATTTAAAATAAACTATATATTGAGATATATAGCAATATGAACGCAGACGAAACTCAACAACTTAAAACAATTTACAGAGACTTTTTAATGACGGAAAGAGGACGGGCGGATTTAAAAATAGCACTCCGTCTTAAAAAAGAATGGCAAGAGGAAAAAATCAACGACCCATTAGGGTTAGGCATTACATCAACCGCAGGTGTTAATCCTAAATTTATTCATAAAAAATTGAGAGGTGCTATTAAGAAGGTTAAAATAACTCCTATTGGTTTAAATAATCTTTGTCATACTAATAGCGAAATTTTAGCGGTATTAGGTTATTCTCCCGTTTTAGGTTATAATATTACCGCTTGTAGATGCGGGCGCCGAATTAGTTATGAATTACATTCTTTAAGTAAAAAAAATAATGAATTTTACGATTTTACAAGAGACTTTAATGATGAAACAGAAAAATATTTCTTACCATTCATAACTAATTTACATTATAGACAATATGTAAATCTTTACGGCACAAATTATTCATCCACAGATAAAGGGTGCCGTTGTTCTATTACTTGGAATGATGAAGACCGCCCACTAATCACAGATGAGGATTTATTAGGACATCTTGAAACTATTAAAAATATGAATGTTATAAGAATGACTGGTAAATAATCGTAAATATCCATTTTTGAAGAAATAGCATTTTTAACTGGTAAATATATATTTTTAGGGAGATACGGCGGAAGGGCATTAAAATTGAATTGAGAAAAATTGAAGTGTTTTTCCACTTTATATAATTATAAATTTTTTCATTTATAATTTTATTTTTTTTGGTGCGTGGATTTTTGTAAGGTGATCACCTACATTTATTTTTATTTTTCATTATTTTTTTCTTACCATCTTACCGCTACTTTTTATTTTTTTTTTTTTTTTTTTTAATTATTTATTTTAATTAAAAAAAAATTGATTTAAAGATTAAATAAGGATATATAGCACAACCAAGCAATATGAACACCTACACTTTGACTAACTACATTGAAGCGACTTCTTTTGATTTTGACGACTTCACCGCTAAACAATTGAAAAAGATGTTGGCGGATTTTGAAGCAGAGGTGGAAATTATTAGAACATACCACCAAGAACTTAACTTTTCTAACGGGGATATGACCGAGGAAGACCCAAAAGCACCCAAGTTTAAAGATTTGGAAAGTGCAGAGTTTATTGTTAAAGATTTGAGAGAATATTTGGGTGATAAAGGTGGATTATCTGTTGAGAAAGCACAAAAAAAATTAAAAATCGCGTTGGACGAGCAGGAGAGGCAGAAGGCACGGGAAAATATTAAGCAGTTAAGAGATGCTATGAAATTATCCTTACGAGAGGAGCGATTTAAATTTGAGAGCGAAATGGTGAGATTGAAGGAAAAAATGGTGTTAGTCGTTAATTCCATTAGCGACCTTAATGCTAAAATTGATTTGTTAGAAAGTGGAGGGATGGACGAGGAGATTTTGGAGATGGAAGCGAAACGCACTAAAACATATGAAGCGAAAAAAGATAAGGAGGAGTTCGTTATGACTGAAAAACCTTCCGGCAAGAAAAGCACCGAAAAAACCACTAAAACGACCACTTCCAAGGCGAAAGGATTTATAACTACCATTCCGAGACCAAAAGGAGACGGATTATTTGAATGTTTTAAAACCGATACTTATTTACGCTTACGATATGGTAAGACCACCTTCTACGGCATCTTATACCAGAGCGAGCGATTTATAGCAGTCGCAGAAAATGCTTCCTTCCAAAATGGGGACGTTCAATTTCTTAATGCTGAACGGGAAAATGTGAAATCGTTAAACCGGTGGGTCGTGCAGGCGAAAGAAAAATGGTTGGAAACGACTTCTAACAAAAATGCTTATGAAGTTGTGGATGCTTGGATTAACGATGCTTGGATTAGTCTTATTGATTTACAGGAGGGTTCATTATATTGAGACTGACGAGAGCGTGAAGGTAAGTTGAGAGAGGGTGGGACACTATAAATGGTAAGAGAAAAAAATAAATCCTAAAAAAAAAATTTATGACTTATTACGATGCGGAAAAGGTGAGAAATGTTATGAAGTGGGAGAGCATAAATTTTTTTTTTAATATCATC